CTACGGGCGGTCCTTCACGGTCAGCGGCAGCGAGCCTGCCTTCGCGTCAGGGTAGGTGACCCGCTTCCCGTCACGGGTCACACCCAGCACGACGCCGTAGAAGCCGACGGCGAGCGTCCCGGTGAGGACGTGGGTCACGACGTCGCCCACCGCGGTGCACTCCAGCGCGACCGCGGGGCCGCCCGAGAGCGGAGTCGCGGTCAACTCCAGGTCGGCGCCGTCCAGGTCGACGACGCCCTCGGTCGAGGTGACCCGCCAAGACACCGGGAACTGGTCGCCCTCCCACACGCTCGTCATAGCGCCTCCATCCCTCGTCGTGGTGTCGTGTCGCTCATGCCCCGACCAGGGGTGAGCGGGATCAGCGTCCCGGAGTCAGGCAGCGGCGGCAGGGCGCCGGCCACCGTCACCGCGCCGAACGCGCCCGAGGTCGCGAGCACCATGCCCGCGACGCGACGCCGAGCTGTGACCGCGCCGGCCGCTCCAGCCACTGCCGCGGCCGCCCCGTCCACGCCTCGGCGCGCGGTCACGCTGCCGAGGGCGGCCGACGACGCCGGGACGAGGCCGGAGACCTCGTGGACGGTCCCGGCGTCCGGATCATCGGTCACCAGGATGTCCAGGCCGTAGTGCGCGGCCGTGCGCGTCGTGATGTCCGACCCGATCCGGTAGGCCGCCCGGCCCTGGATGCCCGACTCGGCGAGGTACAGGTCCGCGCCGTCGGACGCCTGGGTGAACCCCGGGTCTGGCGGCTCGCCGAACACGTACCCGCTCACGGCGTCCGCGCTGATCCACGCGACGGTGACCGGCGCCAGCTCGACCGGCGCCCACCGGGCCTCGACCCAGCCCTCCGCGACGTCGGCCACGCCCGAGGCGACGAGCGCCGTGGACAGGTCCACGAGCGTCTCGTACGCCGCCGTGCGCAGGCCCAAGGTCACCTGCTCCGGCAGCGGGGCGCCGGCGGGCACGTACAGGCGCCCGCCGACGACCCACCACGTCGTCGCCGTCGAGTAGAACGCATTCGCCGTGACGATCGGGCCGCCGTTGTCGAACCCTGACAGCGGCCACGGCGGCGGGCTCGACCCGAAGACGCTGTGCTCGGCCATCAGGTCAGCGTCACGGCCAGGGCGCCCACGGCCGCGCGCAGCTGGTCGCCGACCACGACCGCGCGGGGAGCCGCGAGCGCCGTCCAGTCGGTGCGCTGCGTTCCGCCGGAGGACGCGGAGAACACGGCGAAGTGGGTGACCGTGCCGTCGGCCGTCGCCGCGGCGGTCAGCAGCTCGACGCCGTTCGCCTTCACCGACGGGTCGGCCAGTGTCGCGCCCGCCCACCCGGTGGCGCCGACGGCGGTCCGGGCGAGCCCGGCGAACTCCGTCGCGCCGCCCGCGGACCAGGCGATCCAGTCCGCGGCGCCGGAGGTGGGGAACCGGGCGTTCAGGGTGGCCTGGGCCTCGGCCGGTGTCAGCCCGGCCACGTCAGCGGCCCTCGGTGGCGCGCACGTCCTCGATCAGGCGGCGCTCGGCGGGGGTCAGCTGGGTGATGGTGTGGACGCCGTCGCTCGAGACGGGAGCGTAGGTGGGCATCTTGGCCGAGCCGAGGACCAGGCGGGTGAGCCAGTCCGGGATGTACGGCTCCAGCTTGCGCCAGCCGAGGTACCAGGCGGCGAGCACGAGCGTGACGACGCCGGTGGTGAAGGCCGTCGACGTCGGGTCGATGTTCAGGAGTTCGAGCACGTCGAGCACCCACCCGGCGTGCACGGCCAGCCACGCCAGGACGGTCCCGATGACGGCGGACCAGACGGTGGGTACCACGGTGCGGAGCCAGGAAGCGACGAGGTCTGACATGGTTCAGACCCCCAGCTTCTGGGCGATCTTCGGGAGCTGGGCCACGGCCCACTTGAGCGCGGACCGGAAGGTGTACTTCGCGGCCTTGCCCGTCTTCTTGTCGGTCCAGGGCATCTCGACCTGCAGGCCGTGGAACTGGTCGTGCAGGTCGCGGACCTTGTCGAGCAGCTCGTGCTGCTCCTTGTCGGTCAGGTCAGACATGAATCCGTCCTCCTTCTTGGGCGGGGTCGGGTCGAGCTCCTCGCGGACCATCGCGAGGAAGCGGGTCCAGGGGAAGTTGGCCCCTGGGTCGGTGCGGCGGCCGGGGTCGGTCTCGCCGTGGCCGGTGAAGCCCGGCTTCTTGGCGCGGGCGGCGTCGCCGCTGATGTGCGCGATGGGCACGTCGATGCCGAACTCGGTCTTGAAGTCGCGCACGGCGTCGGCGGCCGCGCGGGCCGCGTTGCGCAGCACCTTGGTGACGTAGTCGGCGGGGTACTTCGTCCAGTCCCCGGCCTCGACGGCCATGCTGATCCCGACCGACCACGGGTTGGTCTTCGTGCAGTGCCACGTCTCGTAGCCCAGCGGCGCCATCTTGATGATGCTGTCGGCGTCCACGAGGCGGTGGTAGGCGCCGTAGTCGCCGCGCGTGGTGCAGTACCGGGCTACGCTCTCGGCGCCGAGATCCGCGCCGATCTGGTCGGCGACGTTCTCGGCGGTGTGGATGATGATGGTGCCGGTCGGCTTGTTGCCGCCGCGGCGTACCTTGCCGTACTGCTGCACCCGGTTCGGGTGGTCCAGCAGGTAGAAGCCGGTGGCCATGGGGTCAACCTCCAGTGGTTCGCGCCCGCTGCGGGCGGTCGGGGATGTCGATGCCGCGCACCGCGAGGGCGCGCTCCAGGACGCGGGTGTAGGCCCGCTCGTCGTCCCGGTCGGCCTCGGCCTGGTCGCGCTCGTTCTCGGCGCGGGTGCGTTCGGTGACCAGCCGCTCCCAGAGCTGGTTCTCTGTCTCGCGGCGCACCTTGCGGCCGCCGGCGAAGTAGTTCAGGAGCGCCGTGAGGCCGCTGCCGCCCACCGCGATGGTGGCCAGCGCGGTGAGCAGCGCCTCGGTTGTGGTCATGCAGGACCTCCGTCGTCGAGGCGGTGGAGCAGACGTCGGCGACGAATGTCAGCGAGGATCTGGAGCAGCAGGCGGATCCACTGCCGCACCAGCGCGGCCACGAAGGCGAAGACCATCCACCAGACCACGTTCGCCGGGCCGGCGTCGATGAGGACGAGGGCCATGAGCAGCGCCGAGGCGAGCGGCACGAGCGCGACCGACTCGACTTCCCAGCGGCCGGTGATCGCGCCGAGTACGCACGGGATCGAGGAGGCCAGGATCACCCAGCCCACCAGGCTGATCCCCGGCTCCTCGCGGATGAAGACCGCCAGCAGGCCCATGCAGACGCACGCGGCGTACTGCAGCGCCAGGACGGTCCGGTCGAGCACCTTCGCCCACGGCGGGGTCTCCAGGTAGGGCACGGGCTCACCCCTCCGGGTCGGGGGTGGGTGTGACCTGGCGGACCCAGTCGCCTCGCTCGGACGCCTGCACCGTCCAGCCCAGGGGCACCAGGACGACCTGGAGCTCGTCGAGCGCGGCCTGCGTGGCGGCGAGACGGTCGGCCCGAGTTCCCCCGTCGACCCCGATGGTCCCGGACAGCATCAACCTCTGCCCGGATTCGTGTTCGGGGGCCGCCAGACTGACTACGAAGTCCCCGTTCTCGACTATCTCAGGAACCGTAATTGCCATGTGCGTTCCTTTTCTCAGAATGGTCAGTTAGCCGTTATCCACGTGCCAGTACCGCGAACGACCCCGTTGGTGTCGGTCCCGTACCAGTTCAGGACGAGTTCCCCGGTCGGAAGCGCTCGACCGAATATGCGCACGGGATTTCCAGAGTTCAGGTCCATAGCAATTGGCGCCTCTTGAATGGGGCGGTAAATGCTCGGAAGCATGAAGATCGTGGTATTGGTGGCAACTTCCAGGGGTTTGTTAAACACCATCATTACCCCGGCCATATCTCCCCGACGCCACACCGTGCAGGCGGTCGCGGTCACGCCGCCGATCAGAACCATGGCCTGGCTCGCGTTGCGGGAGTCGGTGACGTTCCCTGCCCCGTCGACCTGGAGAGAGCCCCACCAGCCCGACCCGTCGCCACGCACGTCGAGGATCCGGCGGGTCGCGTCTCCGGGCATCGTCCGCTGAGACAGCAGCCGGGCCGGTGACGCGCCGGGGAAGTTCGAGGTGGTCGGCGGCGCGGTGCCAGAGGTGGTCAGCAGGGTCGAGCGGTCCCGCACGAGCACGTTGTAGGCGCCGGACTCCTGGAGCACGAGGCCGGCGCCGTCCACGCCCGGCGCCGTGCCGGTCTTCCCGTAGAGGCGCCACTGGTTGGGGTCGTCGGTGCCACCCGCGTACGGCACCGGCACCGGCTGGATCCGTACCCACGAGCGCTTCTTCGGGTTGAAGGTTCGGACTGCGCCGATCTTCGTCTCGTGCAGCCCGCCGGTGACCTGCCCGTCGTAGAACGTCTGGGCCAGGTGCCAGGTGTCCAGGCTCGGATCGGTCCACGTCAGCGACGAGTGGCGGTACAGCCGGCCGTCCTGACCGAAGGTGCGCCAGCGCGACGAGGTGGGGTCCCAGAAGCCGCCCGACTTCGAGACCGGTGGTTCCCAGCTGTTCGCCGCTTCATACGCCCCGGTGGAGGAGTACACCCGCATCGATGACGTGCCGAGGTAGCTCACCACGAACTTCGGCACGCCCAGGTCCAGCGTGCCCCGGTAGAACACGTACGGGCTGGCGGATCCGGACGGCGCGCCCGAGGAGACGATCTCCTCGGCCACGGTGACCGGGGTGGTGTTCGTCGTCACGCGACGGAACCGTGGGCCTGCGGCGAACGACTCGGCCACCCAGATGTTGTTGCCGTCCATCGTGAGCATCGGCTCGCGCAGCGTGTTGCCGGGCAGGTACTCGCGCTGGGCCAGCGCCGCTGTGGAGCCGCGGGAGTAGTCCCAGATCCACCACTTGTCGTTCCAGGAGTACATGATCCGGAACTCGCCGTCGGCACCCACCATGACCGAGGTGACGTGCCACGACGCGGGCAGGTCCCACACGAGCGGGTTGCCGCCGCTGGTCACGAGGGTCCCGTTCGGGTTGTAGTACCAGACGCGAGCGCCGCCGCCGGAGACACGCTGGAGCAGGTGGTAGCAGCTCAGCCCGGGGTTCCACGAGGCGTGCACGACGGCGGACGGGTCCAGCGCGAAGGTGCCCAGCGCGCCGGTGACCGGGGTGCGGGTGGTGGCGAACCACTCCCAGAAGCTGGACACGTTCGGTGACGTGATCGGCGCGGCGACCTGCTCGGCCAGCGAGATGACAGAGTCCTTGGCGAACTCGTTGAGCGTGCTGAAGAACTGGGCGCCCTGCCGGACCGTCAGCCCTTCGGCCTCGATCCGGCCACGGAACTCCGGGTCCTGCTCGGGGTCGGTCGGAAGGTTGACCCAGCGGTCCTCGTCTGCGGTGTAGAGCTGGATGCCCTCCTGGCCGATCTCCACGCGCTGGCCGGTCTCGGCGGGGCTGACGATCCGGGAGATGAGCGCGAGGACGCCCGCGAGCTTGTCGCCGGTCACGACGCCCGCCTGGAGGGCATTGGTCGTGACGGACTCGGCTTCCAGGTCGGGGCCGGTGACGCCCTGCACCAGGATCGGGTCCGACGGGTCGGACCAGGCACCCTCGTTCCCGGAGGTATCGACGGCGCGCAATCGGGCAGTGCGCATCTCGCCCAGGGGCTGGTTCTCGACGGGCAGCGACCCGGCCGCCGTCAGCCGGCCGACGACGGTCGTGGGGGTGACCGTGTCGTCGAGGGCCACCTCGACGTGGTGGAAGTCGTCCTCCATCGGGCCCCCGACGTTCGTCAGGCCGTCCCAGGTGACGGTCACCGTGCCCAGCCGGGACGCGATCGTCGGGGTGGACGGTGCCGTCGGGGCCGTCACGTCGCCCGTGATCGGCACGGTCACAGTGCCTGACCACGCCGACGGGTTGACGGTGCGTGCGCCGACGGCGCGCACCCGCACGGTCACGCTGTCGCCCGGCGTCAGGGCTGGGATGTCGGCGGAGAGCTCGGGCGTGACGGTCGTCTGCCAGTCGCCCGGGACGCCGGTGCTGGCGGGCGTGACGCGCCACTGCAGTTCATAGGTCGCGACCGTCAGCGCGCCGTCGTCGGTCGCCGTCGTGACCGCATCCCACGAGGCGGTGACCACGCCGCGAGGGATCCCGGCGTCGAAGTACAGCCCGGCGACGGCGTCCAGGCCTGTGGGCGTGGACGGGACGCGGGAGGCCTCCGGGTCGGTGTTCGCCGGCGGGCCGGACGGGGAGACCTGGCCACCGGTGGTGAGCGCCGCGAGGTTCCGGGCGCGTCGCAGGTCGGCGTCCAGGAGTCGGTCGTTGAGCACCAGCGACCCGGACCACGACCCGTCAGAGGCCATGGTCAGGTTGATGTCCTGCGTGCGCAGCTTCTCCGGCGCGCCGCCGGCGCCCGGTGCCGTGATCCAGGCGCCGGACTCGAAGTCGACCAACGGCCACGGGGTCTCGTCGGTGACGGTGAAGTCGCGGGTGTACTGGCCGCGCGGCCGGCCGGTGTGCTCCAGCTCGGCCTGCCCGACGGTGACCGCCGCGCTCTCGTCGGCCACAGACCCGATCTGAAGGTACCCCTGCCACACGCCCCACGGAGATGGTGTGCTGGGCTCGGTCACCTGGACGCGCCCGCCGGCGTCGGTGGCCACCAGCAGGCGGCCCACCATGCCCTCCAGCGTCTCCTCCTCGGGGGCGTTCACCAGCCACGCCAGGTCGACGTTCACGCCGTCGGGGCCGGACAGGTCCGGGGACAGCACGGGGGAGTCGGCGCCCCAGGCGTACAGACCGCGCGCCTGGGTACGCCAGTCCAGGGCACCGGCCTGCACCAGGGTGTCCAGGACGGTCGCGAGCGTCGTGCCCTCGTCGAACGCGATGTTCTCCAGCACGGGCCACGGGTTACCCGCCGAGTCGTTCACGGCGTCGAAGACCGGCGTCAGCGGCACCCCGTCCAGCACGGCGTTCTCGGCCAGCAGCGTGAGCAGGATGAACCCCGCGGTCTTGCCCTCGAACCCGCGCTTGCCGGCCTGCTTGTGCTCCGGTCCGTAGAACGGTCCGGTCAGGATCCGGGCCACACCGAGGAGCCAGCCGTACGACGGCAGCGTGAGCGTGACCGTCCCGGACTGATCCTTGCGGTCACGGTTGCGCTTGATCGCCAGGAACCGGCACCCGCGCGGCTCCACCCACGCCCCGGACCGGTCCTGCACCTCCAGGGCCACCTCGAGCCCGGAGCCCAGTGCCCGCTCGACCAGCGCGCCGCCCGAGGCCAGCGTGTTGTAGGTGAGCGTCAGCGCGCCCCGGTCGTTGTGCGGGGCAGCGATGGACGCGGCCGCCGGAGTGGGCAGGAAGCCGGCCGCAGCGCCGGCAGGCTCGTAGGCACGCAGGCGAGCAGCGAACACGTGATCTCCCCTCAGAGGTAGGACGGCTGGGCGCGGACAGCGAGCGCCGTGGTGGCGTCGAAGCCGGTCCCGGTGACGGTGAGCTTCACGCGGCGGTCGGCGGGGTCGGCGCCCTCCATGGCTGGCCACGCCTGGAGCGGGCCGGGGCCGGGGTAGTCGAGCTGGCCGGTGACGTTGCTGCCGCCGGAGGCCCAGGCGGTGGCGCTGGTGCTGCGGCGGGCGGTCAGGGTCGCGGCGTGCAGGAAGAGGTAGTCGGTGGCCGCGAGCGCCGGCCCGGCCCAGGACAGGCCGGTCCCGGTGACGACGTCGACCACGTGGACGCTGGTGGCGGCGCCGCGGATGCGTAGCACGGCGTCCGGGACGGGGCCGGTGGACCCGGCGAGGGTGGCCACGGTGACGGTGGCGCCGTCGGTGACGACGACGGGCGCGGAGTCCGCGCTCGCGCCGCGCATGAAGACGCCGGGCACGGCGAGGCTCACGGTGAAGAACGCGCCGACGTCGGGCACGAACTCTCCGGGGCTGAGGGAGACGAACTGGGCGGGCGCGGAGGTGACCAGGCCGCCGGAGTAGCGCCCCAGGGTGAGAGCCGGGTGGGCGAGGATGCCGAGGAGCTCGTTGGCGAGTGCCTCCAGGTCGGCCTGGTTGCCCTCGCACAGCAGCTCCAGGGTGACGGTCGGCTCGTCGAAGACGGGCGGCCGGCCGGTGACGGTCACGCCGTGGCGTCCTGGCAGGGTCAGGACGTCACGGCGGACCGTGACCGGCGGGCGCCACAGCGACCCGCCCTGGATGCGCCACCGGACGGTGTCGATACCGGACAGCGACCAGCCGATGTCGGCCATCACACCCCCAGTGCTGCGGCGTGGTTGAGCGCCTTGTTCGTCGTGACCGAGGACGGCTCGGCCAGCGGGTGGACGTTGGTGACGTTGACGACGACGGTGCGGGTCGGTTGCGTCATCGCGTACTTCGTCTGGCGCGCGGTGAGCATGTACCCGTTGTCACGGGGCATGTGCAGCTCGGGGCCCTCCTCACCGACGAGGTAGGCGCGGCCGGCCGCGGTCGGGCCGCCGACCGCGCGGGCCTTGATCCCGAGGGCCTTGGCGAGCTCGCGGCCGAGCACCTTGCTCCAGTTCTCGATCCGCTTGTCGATCGCCTTGGCCTGCGCCTCGGCGGCCTCGACCGCCTGCTGCGCCTCGTAGAGGCCCTGGCCGCCGCCGACTGAGCGCGCCACGGAGGCGCCCGCCCAGCCGCCAAACTTCTCGATGTCGGCGTACGAGGTGTTCAGGGACTGCAGCGCGGGAAGGTCCGCCAGCAGCGCCTCCGCGATCGGCACGCCCTGCTCGACGCCGTACGCAGCCACCTCCTGCAGGACCGCGGCGGAGGCGCCCTTCTTGCGCAGCTGCTCGATCAGGTCCGCGAAGCGGCGCGCCTTGGACGCGTACGACTTCGCCGAGGCCGCGAGCGCCTTGGCGGTCGGGGTGCCCTGGGCGCCCGACCACGGGTCGACGGCGCCCTCGACGCCGGCCAGGCTGAACCCGCTCGTCACGGTGTTCTGGACCGACTCCTGTACGGCCTTGAGCTTCTCGTACCGCTCGACGGCGCGGGCTGCCTTGAGGTCGATCTTCTCGGCCTGCTTGTACAGGCTGGTCAGTGCCTTCTCTGCGTTGCCCGCGACGGCCCGCAGCCGCTCGCGCCGCCACGCGCCGACGTCACCGGACCCTGCCAGGTCGCGCAGCTGGTCGGTGATGGACAGCGCGCCGGACAGGCCGCCGGTCACGCTGGAGCGGATCTCGCCGCGCCGCAGCTGGGTGGCGACGTCGACCCTCTCCGAGTTGAGCCTCTCGCGTCGGGCCCGGGCGTCCTGCAGGGCCTTCTCGGCCTTGTCGAGGCGCTTCTCGGCAGCGTTGACCAGCCGCTCCGCGTCCCGCTCGGCGCGGGCCGCGACCCGGTCGTCGCGCTCCGTCTCCGTCCGCTGTGCGCGACGCTCCATCGCCGCGGCCGACGCGGCCGCCTGCCGGGCACGCTTCATCTGCGCGCGGGCTCGTTCGAGCTCGCGCGCCGCCGAGGACACCTGACGGGTGGCGGCGCCGACCTCGCCGCCGGCGGCGAGCCCGGCCAGGCCCTGCAGCACCTCGCGGGGGATCGCGCGGGCGTTGATCGCGGACATGAGGCCGTCGCCGTAGTAGTCGGCGGCGCCCTCGTTCACGACCCACTCACGCGAGCGGACCAGCACCCGGGGCATGCCCGAGCCGTCGACCCCGACGAGGTTGTCCTGCATCGTGTTGGCCGGCGGGGTGCCAGGCAGCCGACCACCGGTCGGGAACCCGGTGAGCATCGGCCCGCCGGTCGCGAGCGCCGCCTGCCCGTACTGCTTGATCGCTACGCCGGCCGTGACGACCTTGCCGTCGATCCGGTTCAGCGTGCTGTCGATCGACGACAGGCGCGCGAGCGCGTCGGTCGTGCCGGTCACCGCGACACTGGTGCGGATGTTCTTCGGGATCAGGCCGAGCTGGTCGGCCAGCTCTCGAGCCTCGGTCTTGCTGGCGCCCATCGCCTGCGCGGTCTTGATGAAGCGGTCGCGCGTGGTCTCCATGACCCCGCGCAGCTCCTTCTGCGAGGCGCCGTTGGCCTGCATCGACTCGATGACGTCGAGGCCGGCCGACGCGATCCCGTCCAGGGCGGCCTGGTTCGCGCGGCCCTTGGCCGTGGTGACGTCGAGGGTCGCCCCGTTCTCCTCCAGGGCCTTGCGGGCGTCGTCGTAGGCAGCCTCCATGCCACGCTGCGCGTCGCGCAGGGACAGTGCCTGCCCTGACGCGTCGAGCATCGCCTTGAAGTTCTCCTCCAGGGCCGCGGTCTGCTCCTGCACCGTGGTCGTGGTGTTGGTGAACTCCTCGGCCGCGCCGGCCTGCTCGTTCTCGACCTGGGCGAGCGCCTCCGCGTAGGCGGGCATCAGCTCCTTGAGCTGCTCGACGCTGTAGCCCTGCTCCTCCGCGGCGGCGGCGATGTCGTCGAAGATCTGCGCGGCCTCGGCCGAGCGGCCGGAGTCCACCAGCTGCGCGAGCGCGAGTCCCACGGTCTTGAACTGGTCGGCGGTCTGGGCGACCTGGGAGGACACCCCGGTCCAGCCGAGCGCCGCGTCCGCCGTGCGCTCGATCCAGCTGTCGAACCCGCCGCCGAGCAGGAGGTCAAGCGCCGAGTCGAGGTCGGTGACCGAGCTGGAGATGCCCGAGAACGCCGCGTTGACGTCGGTCCCGTTCAGCGACAACAGCGCGGAGAGGGTCTGCTCGACGCCGAGCGCGGCCGGCTCGGCGCTGGCGGCGATCGAGTCGAGGATCTGCACGGCTGCGGCCGCGGCGGCCAGCGCGCCGGCGCCCTTCGAGATGCCCTGCAGCGCGGGGCCGACCTTCTTGAGCTTGCCCGTGGTGGTGTCGGAGATGACGCCCAGGTCGCGCAGCGAGTTGACCATCTCCACGGCGCGCGGGTACGCGAGGAGGAACCCGCCACCGACGATGCCGACCGTGGCCGCGAGCCCGCCGAGCACACCGACAGCGGTCTGCACCGGGGCCGGCATGGACGCGAACCCGGCGACCAGGTCCGAGACCGAGGTGGCCGTGTCGGACAGGACCGGCAGGAACGTCTCACCGATGCCGATGGCGGCATCGATGATCGTGTTCTTCGCGATCTGGAGTTTCGCCTCGGTGGTGTCGTACCGCTTGTTCGCCTCGTCCAGGAGCGCGGTGTTCTCGTCCCACGCCGTGTTTGCGAGCTCCAGGGAGTTGGTCAGCAGGTCGCCCGCGCCCTTGAGCTGGAGCAGCACCCGCACGTCCTCGGTGCTCTTGAAGCCGAGGTCGGACAGCGTGCTGATCACGTTGCCGCCGGACGCCTCGACGCGGTTCAGGCCGTTGGTCACCAGGCCCAGGGCCGCGATCGGGTCGCGCCCGAAGGCGGCGGCGAAGTCGGCCGCGCTCATGCCCGCGACGGACGCGAACTCCTGCAGCTCGGCGCCGCCGGACTGCACGACGGAGTACAGCTTCGTCAGCACCCGGGAGGCGACACCGCCACCAAGCTCGGCCTCGATGCCCATGGACGCCAGGGAGGACGCGAGCGCCAGCGTGTCAGCGCTGGAAGCCCCGATCAGCGCCGCCGAGCCGGAGATGCGCTGCGCGGTCCGCAGGATCTGCGACTCCGTGGAGGCGCCGTCGTTGCCGAGCGCGACGAGCGTGGCACCGAAGCGCTGCACGCCGTCGCCGCTCTTGAGCATCGCCGGGTCGATCACGGTCGCCATCTGGGCGATGGACGTGGCCGCCTCCTCGGCGGTCAGGTCCGTGGTCTCCCCGAGGTCGACCATCGTCTTCGTGAACGAGGTGACCTGGCCGGCCGAGACGCCCAGCTGACCCGCGGCCTCGGCCACGCCCGCGATCTCGCCGTGCGTGGCCGGAAGAGTGCGCGCCAGACCGCGCAGCCCGCCCTCAACCTGGGCGAGCTGCGCGGGGGTTGCGTCAACGGTCTTGAGGACGCCGGTCCACGCCGACTCCCACGACACGGCGGCCTTTGCCGAGATGGCCAGGCCGGCCGCGATGGCGCCGCCGGAGGCGAGCATGACCGTGCCGGTCATGGTCATGACCTTGTGGGTGCGCTCGATCTGCTCCTGGATCTCGCGCTGGGCCTTCTCGTGCGCCTCGGCCGACGCTCGGGCGGCGGCCTCCTCGCGAGCCTGGTTCTCGCGCAGCGCCGCGGTGTGCGCCAGATAGACCTGACGCTCCTTGCGCTCGTTCTCCGCGAGCGCCTCGGCGTGAGCCTTCTGCAGGGCTCGCCACTTCCGCTCGGCGATCTCCTGCTGACGCAGCATCTGCTTCGTCTGCCAGGTGACCTGCTGGGAGCCCTTCTCGTACTTCGAGGGGTCCATGCCGACGCGGACGTTGACGTCGCGGGGGTTAGCGCTCACGGTCACCCCCTCTTGCGGTTGGCCTTCATCTCGCCGATGCAGCGCTCACAGGTGCCCTTGGAGCCGTGGGCCGCGGCGATGTGCGCGCCGCGGACCTTGGCGTCCTCGGACTCGCGGGTGTGGTCCAGCTGGACGCACGTCGGGCACACGTCCACGTGGAAGTGCTTGGTGCCCTCGTCGGGGTGGGTGCCGCAGCCGGGGCACCGCTGGGCCTCGTGCGCCTGCCAGGTCAGGGCGGCGTCCTGGTCGGCCTCCGGCCAGGACAGGAACTGCGACAGGGGGATCCCCTTGGGCCCGCAGTAGGCCATCCGGGCCGCGAACAGCTCGTCAGCGGTCAGCCTTTTGGGAGTGCCTCCGGCGGCATCGTGACGTTGATGCTCAGGAGCGAGGTCCAGAGGCGGCCGTGCTCGCCGGGCGACCAGGTGCCCGAGGCGAGCTGCTCGGTCCACCACTGCTCGTCGCGCAGCTCCTCGTCCTCGGCGCACAGGGCGGCCAGCGGGCCGCAGGCCGTGGACTCGTCCCAGTTGCCGTCAGCGTCGAGGTGCGCGCCCAGGACGCGTTCCACCTCGGCGGGGGAGGCGGCCAGGAACCGCACCTCCTCGAAGTGTTCGAGGTAGTCGGCACGGGCCTCGTCGCGGGCCTTCTTCGCGTTGGTCAGGCGGCGCTTGAGCGCGGCCCGGTCCTTGCTGCCGTCGTCGTCGCCCGCGTCGACCGTGAGCTGCAGGAGGGTGGCCTGCCGGTCGGCCTGCTCATACACCTCACGTGCCGGTCCAGGATCACTGATCTGGACCGGCACGATGACGGTGCGCCGCTGCTTGGCGGCCAGGCGCTCCTTGAGGCTCACGGGGTCTCCGCCGCCGGGATCGGGAGGTCCTCGCCCGGGATGCCCGTGACCGAGAAGTTGACGGTGAGCTGCCCCGCCTGGTCACCGGTCGAGCGGACCTTGCCCAGGGACGTGACCGTCACCGGGAAGACGTCCATGGGGTCGGCGGGCACGTCGCCGCCGTCCATGAACACGAGGAAGCCGGTCGTGTCGCGGGGGAGCACCTCGCGGGCGTCCACGCCCTTGCGGTCGGCGTACATCGTCAGGGACGACGCCTCGACGGAGGTGCGGCCGCCGATCTGCTTGGTGAAGCGGGAGCCGAGGTCCGGCGTGTCGATCGTGCCCGAGGACACGGTGAACCCGGACAGGTCCGCGATCTCGTTGGTGAGGTCGGTGCCGGCCGTGAGCTCGGCACGGGTCGCGGCCAGGTTCGCCGCGGCGATCGTGGGCAGGAACAGCACCTTGGAGATCTCCGGGGCGAAGAACCGGGTGCTGCTGGGGAGCGGGGTTGCCATGGGTGGCCTCCGTTACTTGCTCTTGGCCGCGGGCGCGGCCTCGGACTTGGTGCGCCCGGGCACCGGCACGGACGCCGGGGTCTCGGTCGCGGTGCTGACCTCGGCGGTCTCCGCCCGGTCCGCCGTCGAGCCGCCGTCGGCGGCGGGCGCGGCCGCCGCCTTCTCGGTGGACCACCCCTGCCGCAGCCAGCCGCGCACCGCCTTGGGCAGCACGCGGGTCTCCAGGTCGGACTTGTGGTGGTAGATCGGCACCAGGCCGTCGTCGCCCACCTCGAGCTCGGGGCGGGCGTCGTCGTTCTTCTGCATGGCAGTTCCTCTCTCAGGACAGCCCGGCTTGGGCGTTGACGTCATCGACGATGCGAGTCAGCTCGGCGACGATCTCTTCGGTCTGCCGCTCCACGGCAGGCAGCAGGTACGGGCGGGCGCGCTCCACGTACCAGTGGTCGCGGTCGCCGAACAGCGGGTGGCGGAAGGTGTCGCCGAGCAGCCCCTCGTACACGCGGGCGTGCGGCGCGGACTTGAGCGATGCGCGGATCGCGATGCCCGGCCGCGAGCCGCCCAGGGATACGCGCAGGGACAGCGAGCCGGGGATCCGGGAGGACCACGAGGCGTCGCCGCGGGCGTCGGAGAACATCTCCTGGCCGGCGGCGCGCATCATGCGGCGCGCGCGCGGATGGAAGGCCTTTGGGATCCGGGCCAGGCGCTGCGCGAGCCCCTCCACCTCGCTGAGGTCGAAGATTTCCTCGGTCACAACAGCGCCTCTCCCGAGACGTCGAACAGGATCGCGAGCGTCGCGCCCGCCGCACCCTGCAGAGGGATCCAGTCCATGTCGCCCAGCAGCGCGGCACGGTCCCAGACACCGTCCACGGTGTGGTCGTCGCGCATCTTGGCGTCGAGCAGGCCGAGCAGGGCTACAGCACGGGCACGGAGAGCCACAAGGTCGTTGGCGCCCGAGTTCAGGGACAGCAGGCAGTGCACCTCCCACGCCTCGTTCAGGCGCGGCCGGCCCATGCCCTGCTGCCGGGTGGCGGTGGTCTTGTAGCCCGGCTTGTTGCCGTCGGGCATGCCGATCAGCAGCACGTCGTCAGCGAGCTCGCCGACCGTCGGGCCGTCGAGCACCTGCAGCCGGTCGGGGTCGAGCGTCAGCGCGATCTCGACGACCTTGGCGATCACGGACCCGATCCGGGTGATCTGGTCGGCCATCACATGCCACCCGGGCGCAGGAACGGCTTGAGGAGCTCGGCAGCGCGAGACGGGATCGCGAAGCCCTTCGGCACCCCGGACGGGTCGCCCACGGGCGTCGCACCGCCCATGAGACCAGCGGTGGCCACGTTCGTCGCACGGCCGCGCTGGGTGTCGAACAGGTGCGAGGCGATGATCTTCACGGCCAGCCGGACAGAGCTGCCATGACTGCGGGCCTGGGCGACCACCGTCCACGTGCCGGTGATGATCCGGCCCCGGGCGGCGACCTCGATCACGCCCGCCAGGCGATTGATCCGCCGTGCGGGCACCTCGACGAGGTTGCCGTCCGGGTCCCGGACCTCGGTCACGGCGACCAGGTGAGTGTCCGGCAGCACCAGCGAGCGCCCCGACGGCCACACCTCGTAGGTGCGGGCGACGTCCTCGAGCGGGCCGACCTTGTCGGTCGTCCACTCCAGGGCGGCGTCCAGGCACTCCTGGAGGGCCCTCTTCTGCTCGTTGGTCAGCTGCCCGGCCCGCATCCACTCGACGAGGGCGTCGAGGGACACGAACGGGGTGGTGACCTCCGGTGCCGGCTCGGACACGTCAGTCCTTGTCGGCGGTCTTCTCGTCGTCGTCGGTCTCACCGATGACGACGTACCCGGGCGTCTGGTCCGCGCTGCCGTCCGCACGCCGGGACACGGCCGCGACGACGTCGCGGGCGTTCTCCGGGGTCTGGACGGCGGCCTTGGCCGCCTCGGGCGTGGTGTCCGGCGCCTTGGCCTTCTCGGGCGTCTCGGCGGCCGGCTTCGTCTTGCTCTCGGTCATGACCCCTCCCAGGGCTCGTCAGTTACTGGTGGACGACTCGCTGGGCGGCGGGGCACGACCGCCGCCCAGCGAGACGGATCAGGGGGTGACGGCCTGGTGCAGGACCGCGATGGCGGACTGGTTCTGGATGGTGCCGTCCATCCGCTGGAAGCCGAGGAACCCGACCTGCAGGTAGTCGGCGTACCGCTCGGCCAGCCGCAGGGTCTGCGCGCCGGCCACCATGCGAACCACGTACGCCTCCCGGAAGTCGCCGAACACGGCCGACTTGCTGCCCGCCGCGAGCGCCGGGAGCGAGTTGTCGACGGTGTAGGGGCGGCCGTTGATGGTGGAGGGCACGCCGCCGGCCATCGCCGGGACCCAGAGGGGCCGGCCCTGGGAGTCCTTGAGCTTGCGGACCGTCTTCACGACGTCGTCGTGCACGAGGTACCGGGCCCGCTCGCGCAGGGCCGGGTCGATCTTGTGCTCCAGGTCGACCAGGTTGTCGTAGGTGATCGCCGTGGTGGCGGCACCCGATGTGAGGATGTTGGTCCCCGTGTTGACGCCCAGCGGCTGGTTGGTCCCCGTGCCGGCAGCGAAGTGCGCGGCACCGGCGCGGCCGATCCGCTCACCGAACTTGCGTGCGACGAACGCGTCCAGGTCGAACGCGGAGTCCTGCAGGAGCTGCAGCGACAGGCGGATGATCTTGGAGGTGTACATGTACGCGCCGAGCTCGACGTTCCCGAAGGTCGTGTCCTGCTCGGTGACCTGCGTGTTCTCCCCGACGATTGCACCGACGTTGCCGGTGTCGTCGTTCGAGGGCCACTGCAGGTCGTTGCCGGTCGCGGTGTTGAGCACCTCGGCCAGGCTCAGGACACCGCCGTAGGCCTTGACGGTCTCGACCATGCGGGCGAGGAACCCCGGAGGCACGGTGTAGCCACCGGCCGACGGCGTACCCGCGGCACCCGCACGGGCTTCGTACCGGGACTGCATGAGGCCGCGGTCCTCGGGGGTGACGGCCTCCATGCCACCGCGCAGGAACGCGGTGAACGCGGTGGCGTACCGGCCCTCGTCGCCGGAGCGGTCCTCGCCCGTGGGGTTGGTGTCGCCCTGGCCGGGGGCCGGGGCGTTCATGACCGCGGACATGCGCTCGGCGCGCTCCTCGGTCTCGATCTCGTTCGAGAGCCGCTCGACGTCGGCCAGCGAGCGCGTGTAGCTCTCGCCGTCCTCCTCGGTCGACTCGTACCCGGCACGCTCACGGCGGGCCTGGATGTCCTGCACGGCGGACCACGCGGTGGCGCGCTCCTCGAGCAGGGTGCGCAGACGTGCGCTGGTCATGGTTGCCTCCCGGCATGACGAAGGCCCGCACAGTGGCGGGCCTGAGGAGTGGGGTTTCGGTGCTGCCGGTCAGAGCCGGAAGCGGGCCTTGAGCGCAGCGGCGCGGGCGTCCGCGTGCTGCCACTCGAAACCCCGGGTGGCGTCTGCCGGCGCGGGGTTCTGCTCGGTCTCGGCGGCAGGGGCCGGCGCGGGGTCGTCGCCCCGGGTGGCCCCCTGCTCGGCGGGCCGGTCCCCGGCGGGCGCCGGGGAAGTCTGGGTGCGGGTCGGGACACCGCGGGCCGCGCGGATCTCGGCGGCCTCGGCGGCGCGGACACCCGCGTCGGTGTCCTCGTAGGCGGGGAACGTCACACCGCTGACCTCCAGGAGGCGGACCTCCTCGATCACACGGACGTCGACCTCGATCTCGACGGTCTCGCCCTTGAGCTCGACCTCGATGGTCTCGGACTTCCACGTGTCGCGGACGACGTAGAACCCGAAGCTCATGCCGGTGATCCGGCGCTTCTCCAGGTTGCGGACGAAGTCGCGCACGTAGGAGAGCTCCTCGTCCAGGTCGGCGTCCACGGCCAGGCCCACCGAGTCGGTGGACAGGCGCAGGTCACCGGCCGACACACGGGCCAGCAGGAGGGAGCTGTTGTGGTCGATCAGGAAGCGGGCGTCGCCCTCGTCCAGGGTCTTGTCGAACGCCGTCGAGGCGATCTCCTCGTACCAGCCCCACCGGAACGGGTCACCGATCGTGGTTCGGCTGTTGAACACCGCGGCGTGCCCGGTGAAGGTGCGGCTCTCGCCGTCGTCGGCGCGCCGCAGCATGCCCGTGGCGTCGGCGAGCGTGCGGGTGCGCTGCTCGACGACCTGGGACGTGCCCGCCGCGCGGACGCCGCTACGCGTCGTCATCGTCCTCGTCATCGTTGCCTCCGGTCGTGCTGGGGTCGGCGGCGCCCTGCGACGCGGCGGACTCGTTGTATGGGCGGTACGGCTCGTTGCCCCACGGCACGGGGGGCAGGTCTTCCAGCTCGCGCGGCTCGTTCGGCACCATCCAGCCGTGCTGGATGCCCGAGGCGTAGAAGGCGGCGCGTGCGGTCGAGTCGCCGCGCAGCAGGCCCTCGATCTTGAACTCGGCCTTCTCGGTCTTCGGGTCGCAGATCTCGCGAGTGACGCGCTGCTCGATGCGGTGGAAGTAGGGCTTGAGGGCCAGGACCACGAAGGAGATGAACTGCTGCTCCATGCCGGTACCCCAGCTGGTGGACTTCTCCTGGTCGTTGATGATCCAGCCGGGCAGGCCGAAGATCCGGGCGATCTCGGAGGTGGAGAACTTCCGCGACTCCAGGAACTGGGCGTCCGACGGCGACAGCGGCAGGCGGTCGAACTTCGCGCCGTTGTCCAGGATCACGATGTCGCCGGCGTTGGAGGCGCCCGTCTTGGCCCGCCACCGGGCCCGCAGGATCTGCGACTGCTCCTCGTTGACGGCCTTGTCGGTGTAGAGGAAGCCGGACTGCATCAGGCCGTCCTCGAACATCCTGGCGGCCACGTCCTCGGCGGTCTGGGCGACCTGGAAGGTGCGGCGCAGGTTCTCGATCTTGGAGATGCCCCGCACGCCGTCCATCGACAGGCCGGGGATGTGCATGATCTCGTGCGTGGTCAGCGCGCTGTCCTGCTTGCCGTCGATCACGAACTTCTTGACCCACGGCATGCCGACCAGCGCGCCGTCGGCGACCTTCACCTCGACGCGGTCCGGGTGGATCGGCACGAGGCTGGTCAGGCGGCCGTCGCGGGTGCGCACCTTCCGGACGAACGCGTTGCCTCGGGTGGCCTGGTGGGCGACGACCGTCTCCCACATCTCGAACGGGGTCGTCACGCCACCGGAGACGTTCTGCTCCAGGGCGTCGATGTGGACCTCGGTGTGGTCGTCGCGCTTCGTTACGTTCAGCGGGCAGCCGGCCACACCGGAGGCCAGGATCTCCACGCACCGCAGGGCTGCTGCGATCCGCATGGGGTCGCCGCTGGTCTGCTCGGAGCCCCACAGGTCTGTGGCCGACGCCGAGGCGCTGCTCCAGCTCACCGGGTTGGCCGGGTTCTCGATCGAGCGGGCCACCATGCCCGCGAGCGCCTGGAGAGCCTTCACGGGGTCGTGCCCTTGCCTCGGGCGGCCGGCGCGCTGCCGGCCTCGGCGAGCACGGCGTACGCGACGAGGAAGATCCCGCCGAGCAGGACGCCCCACCACGGTCCGGCGAGGACGCCGACGGCGACCGTGACCAGCGCGAGGCCGAGCACGAAGCAGACAGCGTTCACAGGGTGTCTCCTCACCAGATGTTGAAGCCCTCGTCGGGCGGGTTGTTCAGCCACCACAGGGCCCGGTCGAGCGTGAAGACCGCGGTGACGGCGCCGTCGATCCGGCGGGGGGAGTCGGGGGTCTCCTTGACGATCCGGGCGAAGCCCTGGGACGTCGGCTTGGGCACTGCGTCGTTCACGTGCCGGGATAGCGCGGGGTCTCCGTCGTGCGTGAGGGCGGCGAGCGTGACGTGTTCGTAGAAGCCCTGGGTGGCCTTGCCCATGCGCTCGGGGGTCTGCGGGTAGGGCTCGATCGGCAGGCCCTCTTCCGTCAGCTCGACGGCGGCGTCCTGCCACAGGTAGTCGTCCCAGGGGTTCTCGCGGACGTTCCAGCGGCGGCTGGCTTCGCGCAGGGCGTTCTTCACCTCGGCACGAGGCACCCGCCAGTTCGGGTCGAACGGGTCGCGCTCCCAGATGCCCAGCACGAAGATGTGGGGCCGGTCCTCGACGGTGACGCCGATCAGCGCGGTGGAGTCGCCGGTCTTCGACCCGTCCAGGCCGATCACGACGTCCATGCCGTCCGGCGGCCCGCCCGGGTACCGGTCGACGGCCTTGCAGGCGTCCCACGCGCCGTGCGGGAGCCAGACCTTGCCGGAGGCCACCCACTGGTTGGTGCGCTTGATCCGGAACTCGTTCTCCTCGGTGCGTCGCACCACGGAGTGGAAGTCGGCCTCGCCGATCAGGTCGCCGTATCCCGGGTTGGACTCGCGCCACGTCTTGGGCTGGTCGTGCGGGGCCTTCACCCCGGCGGCCGGCTCCCACCACGCCATGAAGAACGTGGGGTCGTCGATGATGTTCTGCGCGACCTCGACGCCGTGCTTGTACAGCGCGTAGCAGATCGAGTCGAGGCCGGTGCGGTCGGTGCGGACGCCCGCGGTCGTGATCCCGATGATGAGCGGCTCGGGCCGGGCGCCCTGGGCCAGCTGCATGACGTTCCACAGCTCACGGGTGGGCTGCACGTGGAGCTCGTCGAACAGGACCAGGGACGGGTTCAGGCCCTCCTTGGTGTAGGCCTCGGCCGAGACCGCCTTGTAGACCGTGCCGGTGGACGGCACCTCGAGCACCTTGGCGTAGGTCTTGATGACCCCAGACAGGTGCGGGTCCATCTCCACCATCCGCTTGGCGGTGTTGAAGATGATCGAGGCCTGGTCCCGGTCGCCGGCGCACGAGATGATCTCGCCGCCCTGGGGTCCCAGGAGCATGTTCCCCACGGCGATCCCTGCGCCGAGCTCGGACTTCCCGTTCTTGCGCGGCATGCCGACGAGCTCGGTGCGGTGCTTGAGGTACCCGTCGACCCGGCGGGCGAACATCCGGCGCAGCAGCTGACGTTGCCACATCCGCATCCGCAGCAACTCGCCGACGCCGCCAGCGATCGAGTCCTTCGTGATCCGGCACGTCGTGTCGATGATCTCGGCGTACAGGTCGCCGTCACCACGACGCATATCGGCCTGGGAGACGGGCGTCAGCCACCGAGGGCGCGGCGCGCCCCAGGGGTTACGCCCCACCGGCGCGCGTCCCTCGGTTGGCCGCCGCCTGCAGGATCGCCACCAGCGGGTTGTCCGACTCCGGCTTCACCTCGGCCACGCCCAGCGAGCCGCGCGCCGACGGCGTCAGGCCGATCTCACGCTCCAGCTGGAGCATCTGGGCGGCCGTCGCGCGCATCTGCGACAGCAGCGGGTTCGGCCGGAGCTGCCCCTGGGAGCCCTTGACGTAGAAGCCCTGCTCCGCGAGCGCCCCGGCCATGCCCGAGAGCAGGTCTTCGGCCTCGCACAGGCGGGTGACGACGTCGATGTCGGTGGCCGGCGCGAGCCAGGTGGCCTCGCGCCAGATCCGGACCCAGCGGCGAGCGCCCTGCCCGTCCTCGACGAGCGTGGGCGGCACGTCCGGGATCCGGTCGCCGTCGATGCCTCGCAGCGCAACGACATTGGCCTCGTCCGGGAGCGGGCGGCCGCCGGAGTCGCGCCCGGGGGAGCGGCCCTTGCGACGGCGCTCCTCCAGGGGCGTCTTCGGGGGTCCAGGCACGGTCGACACCCCCGTTTCAGCGCGTCAGCCGACACCAACAAATACGAACCGACCAAAAAAACGGATCCAACTTGAGCGTGTGCGCGTTCAGCTGGGCGCGGGAGGTGGGATTCACCCCCTGGTGGACTTTTGACCACCCCCCGGGGGGTGTCCGCCCTGGTCAGCGGGGCGGCGCCGCGCGGTGACCGCGGTTGCACGGCCAGCACTGCGGGCCGATGTAGACGCTGCGGTCGCGGGGGTCGTGGCCGAGGTCCCAGTCACGGCCGACGAGCTGGTTCGGCGTCGGGCAGGTCACGCAGTAGACGACCTCGCCCGCGTCGATCTGCTCCTGGATCTCGGCACGTCGAGCGCGGTGGTCGGGACCGTAGCCACGCTCGTCGGCGTAGCCGCGGCGCCGCTCACGCCCTGCCTTGCAGTCGTCGCACAGGCGCCGCACTCCAGGCCGGCCGCAGTCGAGGCACGGCATGGAACCTCCGGTTCATCCTGGCCGAGCAGGGCGGCGTCGCCTACCGTGCCAAGCATGAGCGAAGAGACGAAGCCCACCAGCAGCTCGGTGCCTGCCCTCGTGGGCATCGGCGCCATCATCATGATCGCGGGGGTGTTCCTCGGTCTGCTCGGCGGCGCTGGCCCGGTGTTCACGCTCGTGGCCCTCGTGCTCGGCATCCCGTTGCTGTGCACCGGCCTGATCATCAAGGCGATCCGTGACCGGAGGTGACGTTGGTAGCGGTGGCCCGATTCGAACGGGCGTCTCTGACGAATGAGGCCAGCGAGGTGACCGAGCTCCTCCACACCGCGATGAGAACGACGAAGGGCCCGACCATGAGGTCGGGCCCTTCATCCGTTTTCGGGGTCGCTAAGAACCACCAGGCGTGACAGTACCCGATCCGCGCGCCAGTTGCATGTAGCGCTTGGTCGGCGGCGTGTCGAAACACCAGCGTTCGAGGGCCTCCACCTGCCACGGCAGGATGCCGGGCACGCGGCGCAGGATGCGGCGCACCCGGCGACGACGGCGATCACGGCGAGTAGCCAGCCGGTGCGCGGCGGGTGAGCGTCCCATGGTGCTCATGCGACCGAGCCTCCCTTCGTCTCCTCGGGCTGTGCCATGCGGTCGGCGACGTCGCCGAGCCGGTACATCGATTCGCCGCGCACGTCCGCGCTCACCGCGACCACGTGACCGCGCTGGATCCACTTCCGCAGCGTGGCCGGGTGCAGCTGCGGGTAGATGCGGCGGACCTGCTCCCGGGTCACCAGGGTGTCGGGGTCCGTCGCCGGCAGGGCGTGGAGCACCTGCATGTTCGTGTGCAGCAGCCGGGCCTCGTTCGGCCACTCCATCCCGCAGCCGGTGCAGCGCCGCAGGTCGTCGAGGCCGTCCTCCGTCCAGTCCCGCACGATCCGGCCACCGCAGTGCACGCAGGGCACCGGCTCGGCCACCGGGGCGATGCCCAGCAGCCGACGCACCGTGGCGCGCACCTGCCGGGCGTCGTCGATGTAGGTCTCCCACGCCGAGGCCTCCTGGTTCTGGATGGCCCACAGCGTGTGGTCGAGCAGGTACCCGAGAGGGTCGTCGCCCACGACCTCCTGGCGCTCGGCCGCCCACCAGGCCGCCCAGCTGTGCAGCCAGCGCACGGCGTCGTCGGGGTGCTTCGCCGCGGCGATCCGCCGGTCGTCCGGGTCCGTGACGATGGAGTCCAGCCCGAACGGCAGCCGAGCGTCGTCGGCGGCCGCGGGCCGGTCACGGTCGTAGCGCACCGCACGCAGCGACACCAGGTTGACGCCGTAGGTGTGCTCGGTCATCCAGCGCGCGACGTCGCCGACCACGCGCCGTGCCCGGTCCAGGCACGGATCGCACACCAGCAGCGACGTGTCCATCGCCCGCCCACACTCGCAGCAGCCATGGGTGGTTGCTGAGCAGTGGGCGCAGCCGTACGGCGTCGGGCCCTGCCCGGTGTCCTGATCCTTGAGCCACTGCCACTCGTGAACGCACGTCGAGGTCATGCTGCTCCCCCTTCCATCTCCTCCATCACCCAGGCCGGAGGGTCCTCCCTGGGCACTGCTGGACTGTCGTTCCTGCTCTTGCCGCCACGCTTCCCACGACGACGACGGCGCCCCCCTGTAGGGGCACCAGTAGGTGATCCCGACCCATCCCGACCCGACCCGGCAGAACTAGTTCCGTCGACCTGGGATATCGAGTTCGGGGCCGACTTCGGGGAGGCCTCAGGGGGCGGTTCGGCGCCCGCAGGAGGGTCGTCCAGCGCCGGACGGGCTGCCGGGGGCGCTGCGGGTCGCACAGCCTGATCAGGGCGTGCGGTGCCTGCTGCTGCCACAGTGGCGCTCTCGTCGTCGCTACGGACGTTCTCCTGGGTCGGCCAGCCGTTGTCCGTGAGGAACTTCGCCGTCCACTTCCCGTAGTTCGGTCGGGGCGGCTCCGGGCGGATCGTGTGGTTGTCCGCCCAGAGCTCGGCGTTGTCCTTCCTGGCGCTGTTGCAGCCCAGGCACGCCACGACGAGCGTGGCGACGGCGGCCGCCTCCCCGGGCACCAGGTGGTCCAGGGTGGCGGTCCGGTTGGTCTTCTTGCCGCGCCACTGCACCAGGACCCCGCACCACCGGCAGTTGTCGCCGTCACGGCGCCGCACCGGCACGGTGAGCGCGGGGTCCCTGGTGTCGTTGCGCTGCTGACGCTCCCACTCGATCTCCTGGCGGAGCCGGATGTGGATGAACTCCGGGTCCTGGAGCATCGTCCACGCGCGGATGCCGTTGCTCGTCGTCGTCTCGGTCAGCAGTCCGGCCGCGACGCAGAGACGCACGAGCTCATCCGTACGGGCCCCGCCCAGCATGTAGGCGGTGCCCGCGTCGATCACGTAGTCCGTGAGGTGCGCCGCCGACTGGAAGGCGCACCGCATGATCCACCCGAACACCTCGTTCACCGTGCGTTCGTCGGCGCCAGGCGCCCCCTGCAGCTGCATCAGCGCTGGGTATGTTGCGGCGGAGTCGCCAGCACGGGTCCAAGGCACTCGGAAATCTCCTGTCGATCAGTGGGGCATGGTGGTGGTGCGCGGCGGTCCGCGCGCGGGTCTCAGGCCGGCCATCAGCCCTGCCCTCCCCTCGGGTCCGCGAGCGCCGAGCGGTAGGTCTGGAAGTCGGGCATGAGGTAGCCCCGGGCGATCTCCAGCCGCACGGGACGGTCCTGGACCTGGCGCCATCCGGTCCACGGGAAGACGTCGTCGATGCCCTTGTCGAGGGCGATCGAGTACGGGCACTCGCGCAGGTCGCGGCCCGAGTTCCTGCACTCGGCCGAGTGCAGAATGAACACGATCCCGTCGGCCGACACGGCGCGCCCGTAGTGCTCGGTGGGGTGCCGGTTGGCTCCGACGGCGAGCTCGATCTCGTCGGGGTTCACGAGGTCCGTCATGAGAGCACCGCCAGCCAGACGGCGGCGAGCACCGCGAGGACGCCGAGGGCGAACGTGGTCCACCCGACGGCGACGATCCGGCGCTCAGCCCGGTACGTCAGCGACGGCTCAGCGGCGAAGGAGCACACGAGAGCGACGAGGATCAGCACCACGCCCGTCGCGGCGAGGCCCTCGGCGATGGCGCTCACCAGTCGTCCTCACTCTTGATGAGGCCCGCGCGGATCCGGGCATTGCGGTAGTCGTCCTGCAGGTTGTAGGTGAGACCGTCCAGGCGGCTGCGGCCCTTGCCGATGACGCCGCGACCTGAGCCGGGGGCGGCGAGCACGACGTAGCCGAGCTTGACGATCGCCTCCTCGCAGTGCCGCGCGCCGTGGTACGCCTCGACACGGGCCGACGCCGCATCGTCGATCCGCTGGCGGACCGCCTTCAGCTCAGCCTCCAGGCGATCCAGCTCGACGATGTTCTCGTCAAGGACGCGCGCGAGGGTGCGGTTCCCCTCCTCGAACGCGGCGAGCTGCTCGTTCAGCGCGTCGTCCAGCGGCGCGATGTGTGCCGGGCGGCTCACCGGAACTCCACCTTCATGAACTCGAGCACGGTCTTGTCGTCCACCGAGTCGTACGTCGCCACGATGGGCGCGACGACGCCGTGCCGCGGCGAGTGGTAGACCATCGGCTCGGCCTGGCGGACGTCGCCCGGGTATGTCAGGCGGCCCACGAACTCCAGGCTGTCGAGGTCCGGGACCGCGGGGGTCTCCGGGGTCTCGGGGGTTGCGGTGTCAGCCACGGTTGGGCTCCCTCGTGTCGTAGTAGTCGCCGATCGCCAGCGCGTCGAACTGGGCGTTGCTCACGTCGAGCCACGCCTCGGTGCCCTCCTCGTCCCGGACCTTCACGTCCCAGTCCGGCGGGATCCACGTCGTGATCGGGACACAGGTCGTGGTCCGGCCCGCGCTCGTGCACGACTGCGTGACGGAGTAGAAGCCCGGGCTCGACTTCTTCTCCAGGACCGTGCCGTGGTCCGTCGCCGGCCCGGCGCACGCCGCCAGGGCGAGCACGACGGCGACGGCCAGCGCGGGGCCGCGAGCGCCGCGGCGGATCTGGTCAGCCACGGTCGTCGTCCTCCGGGTCGTCGAGCTGCGCGCGGGCCCACGTGAGGTCGGCCTCGGTGACGAGCGCGCGCATCTTGGCCACGCGCTCCGGGTTCTCGACCCGCCACTGCTCCCACGAGTCGTCCACGAGCTGCCAGGCCGTCCAGTGGCCGCTGTCCGGCTTCGGCTTGACCGTGTGGTGGTCGCTGGTCTCGTACCGGTGCTCCTCGCAGAAGAACAGGCCGCAGCCCTCGACCTCGCTCTCGGTGCCGTCGGCGGTGTACTCGACGTGCTCCTCGCACTTCCAGCCGAGGCCGCGGTCGATCTCGGCCTCGCAGCCGGGGTAGTCGCACGGGGCGGGCACCATGTACCCGGCCCAGCGACCGTTCCCGGGCTCCTCGTAGACGCCGTAGCCCATCAGCCCTCCTCGGTTTCGGTGGCGAGCAGCTCGCGGGCCTTGTCCAGGTCGACGACGAGCACCTGACGCGCCTTGTCGCTCTCGTACGGGCCGACGATCCCCGCCGCCTCCAGGCGGTCCATCAGGTGGCCGGCCTTCGCGAAGCCCACGCGGAGCTTGCGCTGCAGCATCGCCACCGACCCGTACTGGGTCGGCACGACGAGCTCGGCCGCCGCCAGCACCAGGGCCGCGTCCTGGTCGACGGCCGCCTCGGCCGCCTTGCCCAGGTCCACGACGTCGACCACGCCCGTCGCCGTGCGCAGGTCGAACGTCTTCTGGCCGTCCTCCTGCGGCGGCGTCGGGTCCTTCACGAACGGCGACCGGCGCGGCTCACCCCAGGAGTTCAGGTCGTGGCCCCAGCGCACGGCCTCGTCCTCCATCTCGCGCAGGGTCTCCTCGTCGAGTCGGGCCGCCGACATCACGCCGACGAACTTCGACCCGATCGCGACCGCCAGGCCCGTGCCGCACGCCTTCACGCGCAGGAAGTCGTCGTACGCCTTCGCGGCCTTGAGGAACGACGAGATCCGCTCCGGGCCGAGCTGCCACGCCGAGCGGACCACGGGCGCGGCGATGAACGTCGCCATGAAGGCGGGCACGTTCGGGTACCGGTCCTCGCCCGTGTGCTCCACGAGCGGGACCTGCAGCACGCTGCCGTCGACCAGCGATCCGACCTCAGACACCGTGAGCTGCTTCGCCAGCGGCGACACGTCGAGGCGGATCTCCTCCGCGTCACGCATCGCCCGCTCGTCCTTCCCGCCCGTGGCGCGGAACACCTGCAGCACGTTGCCGGCGTCGAGCGCAGCCAGGTCGAACACCTCCCGGCCCGCGTCCTCGTGCTCGAACAGCCGGACCTTCGCGTGCGCGGCCGTGAAGCCGTCCGTCGCCCACACGCGCAGCGTCTGCTCGCCCGGCGCGAACCGGAGCGTGCCCCACGGGTGCTCCGTGCCCGCGTGCGGCATGACGGCCGCGAGCGCCGCGGTGAGGTCGCCGCGGGGGACCGTGAACGCGGTCACCGGGTCTCACCCCGCAGCAGGGCCAGGATCGAGCGGGCGTCGGACATGTACTGGCGGCGCGTGATGGGCTCCTCGATGGCCTCCAGGCTCTCGTGGTCGCCGTACTGCTGCGCGAGCGCAGCGGCCAGCTCCTCCAGCGTCGGCAGCAGGCGGGGCACGGCCGCGAGGTCCTGCACCAGGTGCACGACGGCGTCGGCGACGGCCTGCGAGGCGTCGATCCGCGCGCCGACGGCGCCCTCTGTGAACCACGGGGCGAGCGCGCGGTGCGCGGCGTCGGCGATCTCGCCGCGCTGGACGGCGCGGGCGACGGCTGGTGCCAGGCCCATGGCGGCCCGGATGCGGTCGCCGAGCCGCACGCCGAGCCGCGCGAGCTCCTCGTCCAGGTCCCGACGGAACTCCGGGGAGAAGGTCAGGCGCGGGTCCGGCACCCGGATGGTGGCTCCGGGCACGACGCACTCGGTCAGGCTCTGCTCGCTGACGATCCGGGGCGCGTCGGGCTTGACCCAGCCCCCGTTCGCCCGGAGGCCGACGCCGGGGTGGACGTCGCCGTGAGCGCGGATCTTCGCCAGCACCTCGCGGACGTCCTGGTGCATCTCCACGACGGCGCCCATGAGCGCGTGCGTGCTCTGCGCCACCGGGACGTTGTCGATGTCCGGGGCGTCGGCGATCTCCATGGGCACGAGCGGCGACTCGAACGCCGCCTGGCCGCCGCGGAACCGTCCCGCGGCGTCGGTGAGGCGACTGCCGATCGCCTCGATCTGCTCGTCGATCTGCCCGTCGCGCACACGGCGCTGCAGGTCGAACTTCGTGGGGGTGTGCTCGGTCGAAGGCCGCGCGCCGCGCATCGGCGTACCCGGCGCGCGCAGGACGCCCCGAGTGGACGAGGGCTTCTCGCGGATCGCGTCCGCGATGGCGTGGCCGGCCGCCGCGATGGCGTGCAGCGCCTCCGCGTGCTGCTGAGAGATGGACTTGCTCATCGGTCTCGGTTCTCCTCGGTGGGGTAGCTGGTGGAGTAGTGGCGGAGTCGGGCCGTCGCCTGGGCCTGGGCCAGCGCCGTGACGTGGTCGGCGCCGTCCACGATGGACAGCGCGACCCGCAGGGCATCGGTCCAGCCCAGGACGTACAGGGACTCCGGCGTGTCGGTGGGGAACCCGTCAGCCCAGACCTCGCAGTGCTCCAGCGCCGAGAGCACCTCCGCGCGGACCCGCGGGGACGTGGGCATCAGCTCTCCTCGGTCAGGTCGGTGTCGTGGGCCGCGAGCGCCGGGGCGTCGGGCATGTGGTCGGTGGTGGGTCGCTGACGGCAGGGGCGGCACGTGCCCGGGCGGGCGCCGTGGGGGTGGTCGCCCGCGCGGTGGTCGCCCGCGCACGACGTGCACGGGGCGCTCGTGCCGTGGTCGCGGCAGCGGGAGGCGTACTGGCTCATGCCGGGGCGCCCCCGTTCGCGATCTCGAGCAGCACATCCGCGTGGCACGGCTGGTCCAGCGGGCACCAGCACGCGAGGTCGCGTCCGGCGAGCTCGGCGCGGATCTCCTCCCAGGCGTAGGACTTCGGGTTGGTGACCCGGAGCCTGTAGCAGCGGACGGCGTTCGCCAGCGCTTCGCCGCGCGTCTTCCACCGGAGCGCGAGCACGTGCTGGTCGTCCGCCACCACGTGCCAGTGCGGGCCCACGAGTTCGCTGTAACCGTCGTCATGCAGGCGCCGATCGCACCGGACCGGACGGAAGGGGTTGCCCCACTTCGAGGGTCGGGCGACGACGACGGCGCCCTCGGGCTTCCGCCAGCCCTTCGTGCGGCGCAGCTGGATGCGGTCCGGCATGGTCAGGCCACCTCCTTGAAGGTCAGCGTCAGCCGGTAGATCCCCGGGACGGAGGTCTTCGGGCCGCGCTCGAACGAGACGTGGGTCAGGTGCTCGTCGTCGTCATCGGGCAGCACGCCGGCGAGCACGATGCCGTCGATGGCCGCCTTCACGACCGTGGACGCGACGTTGTGCGGGTCTGCGCGGACGGCGGTCGGGTAGTGCACCAGCACGGCGAGCTCGGCCCGCTCCAGCCGGGGCTCGTCCGCCGCCGCCGCGCGGGCGAGGGTCTTGACCGCGTTCTTCTTGCGGCGCACTGCCTGCCAGTGGAGCCGGTCGTTCGCCGACCACCAGGCAGAGCGGGGCAGGTCCAGGACGATCACGCGGCCACGTCCTCTCCGGTGATCGCCGCGGTGACGGTCGCGACCAGGTCCCGAGCGGCGGGCGGCGTGACGGCGTTGCCGGCGAGCTTGACCTGCTCGCGGCGGGTCCCGACCATGACGTACTCCCCGGGGAAGGCCATGGCCTGCTTGATCTCGCCGGGCTCCAGCATTCGGAAGCGCACGTCGTTGACGTCGATCGTCGGCCGGTCGGACTGCAGCACCGACTGGTGGCCGGCCGTCGTGATCGTGCGCACCGGCTCGCTGGCCGGCGTCGTCATCTCCGCGCCGCCGCCGTTGTTCCGGTGGATCAGCGCGTGGCGCTCGACCGTCGTCACGGTGGGCAGGGCGCGGCCGTCAGGCACCGCCTGTCCGTTGCCGTAGTAGGGCACGACGAGCCCGTACGCCTCGCGGGTGTGCAGCGTCCGCACCGGGTCGGACGCCGGGCGGGCGTCCTCGTTCCACGTCCCGCCGGACGGGACCACCAGGGCGTGGTGGTTGCCCGACGCCGTCACGGTGGCGAGCGCCTCGCCCGTCGGCCGGGCCGTCGACCCGCCGCCGCGCAGCTCCGCGATGAACGGCGGGTAGGCGATGCCGGTCTCGGCGCGCGTCGTGATGGCCCGGGACGGGTACATCATCGAGCGCGCGCGGTCCTCGGCGGCCCGGCCCTCGACCGGGATCAGGAGGGGGTGCATCGCGAGCGCCTTGGTGCCGTCCGTGGCGGGGATGGTGCGCACGACGTCGGAGGTCGGCCAGGCCCGGTAGTACGAGCCGGGGTTGCCGTAGCCGGGGTGGCGGGGGTCGGCGGCGTCGTACCCGTTGACCATCTCGACGGTCAGCGGCTGCCAGTACCGCTCGATGCCGACCTCGATGCGGCGCATCGTCTTCGGCGACAGGGGCTTGTCCCGGTCGCCGATGCGCACACCGGGGTTCGACCAGTCGATGATCGAGGACGCCGGGAGCCACGCCGGCTCGACGACCTGGTTGCGGCAGGCCGTGTTCGGGCACCGGTACAGGTACTGCTGCCGGTACCGGCCCGGGCGGCGGCCGTCGCCCTTCTTCCACCACTGCCGGGCCTCCACGACGCGCTCGCACGAGCTGCACCACGCCTGCGGGCGCAGCATCCACTCGAAGTCCGGGGCCCGCTCGCCGCGGCGCCAGAACACGATGTACACGCGGTCACGGGACTGGGGCGCGGGCAGGCCCATCCGCTGGGCGTGCATGCTGTTCAGCGAGATGATGCGGTGGTCGTAGCCCATGTTCCGCATGGCCAGCAGCCACGCGTCGAACAGGCCACCCTTCGCCGTGCCGTCGTCGCCCCAGTCGGCCACCTCGACGACGTTCTCCACGATGATCGCGCGGTACCGGTGCGCCTCGGTGAACCGGACGACGTCCCACATGGTCGCCCGCGAGCGCCGCACGGCGTCCTCGCTGATCGTCTCGCCGAACAGGTCGGGCTGCAGGGCCTGCTTGCGGCCCTTCGCGCGGGAGTGGTTGGTGCACTCTGGGGAGGCCCAGAGCAGGTCGGTGTGGGGGACGTACCGCGGGTCGGTGTTGCTGATGTCGGCCTGGAGGTGGTCGACGTCGGGGTGGTTGGTGTTGTGCGTCTCGATGGCCTTGTCCCAGTGGTTCGCGGCCAGGCGCACGGTCACCCCGGGCACGGAGACGGCGCCCGTGGAGGAGCCGCCGGCGCCGCAGAACAGGTCGGTCATGGTCAGGTTCGTCATGCGGCGTTCCTCCTGCGGTGGTCGATGTCGCGCTCCAGCGCGTCGCGGCGCTTCTTCTGGAGCGAGGGGGTATCGCCGTGGGCGGCGATGACGTAGGGCAGCAGGCGACGGGCCTCGGCCATGGTCATCGCCGTCTCGGCGATCGACAGGGCGTGGTGCCGAGCGCGGTCCTCCCGCGCCCGCCGTGTCGCCTCTAGCGCGTGCGACGCGTACGCGAGCTGCTGCTCCGTCGCGCTCATGCGCCCGGGTCCACGTCGTTCGGCGACGCGTCGCGGGCGTCGCGCTCCTGGTCGGTCAGGGCGTCGAAGCAGGCGTCGCACAGCGCGTTCTCGATGTGGCATGCGGCGCCGCACCGGTCGCACGAACCCGACGTCGCACCCGTCGCGGCGTGCTCGGCGAACATGCGACGTCGCGCGGTGCGACGTCGCGACGCCTCCTTGCGGTGGTTCTCGCTGCAGTACCGGGCGCCGAGCCGGAGACGTTCCTCCGGGATCGTGCCCTCGCACCAGTCGCACAGGGACGGGTCGTTCGCGATCGTTCGTGCGACGTCGCGCAGCGTGTGCACGACGTCGGCGGGGGCGACGCCCAGCTGCGCGGCGACGTCGCGCACCGCGGCGTGCGACGTCGGGTCCGGCGTCACGTCCTGCGACGTCGGCGTCACGGCGTCGCGCGACGGTGTCACGCCTGCGACGTCGCCTGTCACGTTCTCGCGCGACGGCGTCACGCCGTCGGGCGTCTGCGTTGCGCTCACGCGTCCGCTCCGGTCATCGCGCCGAGCAGGACCCCCGGCTCGGCGGAGCCCGTCGCCCAGATCGCAGCCGCGATCTCGGTGGCCGGGTGGTGCATGACGTCGTCCAGCTGCTCGCGCCGCGTCGGCAGGCACGGCGGCAGATCCTGCGGGTGGACGTCTGGCACGTCGTCCATGTCGAGGTGCTGCTCCACGACGTCGAGCGGGTCGAGCAGCGTGAGGTTCACGTCGACCCGCGCGGACGGGGCGGGCGCGGGCGCCGGCGGGGTGGCCGGGACGAGGGCGGCGGGGAACCACGAGTGCTTGATCCACACGCCGTCGCGGTCCGGGTCGATCGTGCGGCCGTGCTCCGGGAACGCGACGGAGAGGAAGTCGGCGGGCGTCGCCGCGAGCGCTGACGGGGCGGGAGTGATCTGGTCCAGGGGGATCATCGGTGCAACCACCTGTTCATGACGTGGACGGTCGCCCAGAGGGCGAGGCCCGTGACGGAGACGGAGAGGATGAGGAAGGCCTCGGGGCTCATGCCGCGATCCCGGTGGTCGGGGCAGGGCCGGGGGCCGGTGCCGGGTCGTGGGCGGGCGGGCCGGCCAGGAGGGCGTAGACGGCGAGGGACACCAGGAGACCGACGACGGCGCCGGCCGTGGCGGCCGCGGCGCGTACGGCGCGGCTCACTGGATGCCTGCCCGGCAGTCGGCCTCGGCCGCGTCGGCGTCCGGGGCGAGGGCGTTGAGCGATGCCAGGAGGTGGTTCACCTCGGCGTCGTGGATCGCGTACGTGTCCTTGTCGAGCGCGTCGCCGCGCAGGCGGACGGCCTCGTTCAGGTCCTTCATGATCACGAAGGCCTGGTCGTTGAGGTTGAACGCGGTCTGGCAGATCTGGGGCGTGCGGGTGACGGGCTCCTCGGCGATGAGCACGCCCGAGACGGTGCCGACGACGATGCCCGCGACGACGGCGAGGCCGGCGAGGTCGGTGCGGATCGTGTGCACGGTCACCACCACCCCATGCCGTGGGCCACGGGGCCGACGACACCGACGGAGAGGTACGTGCCTGTCAGGACGACGAGGTACGCGTTGCGGAACTGCCGCAGCACGCGCCGCACACGGCGACGCCAGTACCGCGGGTAGGTCCGCTCGTAGGCCGCGATCACGCCGAACTCATCGCGGATCGCGTCCCACTGGTCGACCGCCATGCGGTCCTGCAGCTTCATGGTCTCCAGCACGCCGAGCGGCGACGGCCACGGCACCGGGTCGAACTCGACCGGGACACCGACGACCACCGGCCAGGTGCTCCGGGGCTGCCCCGGGCGGCGGGCGTGACGCGCGCGGGCGCTCACTGGGCACCCGCCGCGCGGTAGTCGCGGACGGCGTCGTGCAGGCCGAGCCGCAACTCCTCCCACCGGTCCTGGCCCGCCACGTCGAGGCCGTCCTCGATGCGCTGCAGGTCGAGGCGGACGAACTCCGCGGCAGCCTCGGCCACCGCGTGGGCAGCCTCGTTGCGGTCGAGCTGGACCAGGCTCGGAGTGGTGCCCGCCGGCGGCGCGGGGTTCGGCTTCGTCACCGCGCCGCCGGGGGTGCTGGGGGTGGCCGGGCGCTCCAGGCGCGCTGCAGGCCAGGTCGTGTAGGTGCCGTCATCGTGCGTGACGTGCACCTGCTCGCCGGCGGCGCGCGTGGCGTAGACACTGCGGACCGATCCCTCGACGCCGTCGTACCGGTCGCCGCGGTCGGCCAGCCGGAAGCGGTCACCTGGGCGCCAGGCGCCGGGCAGGTGCGCGCCGAGCTGGGGCCCCTGGTCGATGTCGCCGTTGAGGTAGTCGTCCATCAGTACAGCCCGCCCTTCGAGCCCTCGGCCTCGACGCGGCGAGCGATCCGCTCGTCGCGCAGCTCGATGGCCTCCTCGGCCTCGGCCGGCGTGATGTTGGGGAGGTTCTTGCCGATGACGCGCTGCGGCAGCTCGGGCTGCTCGCCGCGGGCCATCAGAGGTCACCGTCCTTCGGCTCGTCGTCGAAGTACGCGCCGGCGAGGAGGGCCCGCGACTGTGCGGGCGTCGCCCCGGCCCGCTCGGGGTCGTAGGTCGACGGCTTGACCGTCGGCGGCTGCTCCGGCTCGGGGCTGTTGCTCTGGCTCTTCGCCATGGGATGATTCCTTCCGGTAGGGCCCCGCATATGCGTCGTGAGCGCGCGGGGCCTTGCTCTTGCCCGGAGTCCGTCCGGGCAGCGGGGGCTACTACTTGTGCCGGCGCCGGGACCGGGTCGACTGCGACAGCAGCGGGTCCTCGGCCGGTACGGCCGTAGGCGTTGCAGGTGCCGGGCCGTCGGTGACCTCGGTGCGGGTGGTGAAGCTCCGGATGAAGGTCTCGGCCTGGTCGTCGGTGAACCGCATCTCGCGGCCGACCCGGAGGTGCTCGTGCCCGGCTCGGATCACCTTCCGCTCGACCCAGTCGCCCGACTTGTTGATGAGGGCGCCGAGGTCGGCGGCGGAGAGGGTGGTCAGGGTCGTCATGCCGCGTCCTCGAAGAAGCGGCGAGGGTCCATGTCGAGGGCCTTGGCCAGGACGACGGCCTGCTTGAGGCGGATCGGACCCCAGTTCTCCTTACGCCATTCGACGAGCGTCTCGTAGCGGACACCGACGACGGTGGCCAGCTGCTCCCAGGTCAGGGAGCGGCGACGACGCTTGAGGTCGACGTACTCGGCGAGGGTGACGGTCTCACCGCCCACGGTCTGCTGTTCCATGCCCATGACCCTAATCCCACGTTCGTGGGAGACGCAACACAAACGTGGGAGGTGCGGTGAACCTCACCCCCGCGACCTTGGGAATCCGGTCGCTCTGATGGGGTTAGGGCAGGTTTCAGATGCTGAAACGGACAAAACGTAGCCAGATCCCAGGAACGTGGGGCATAATCTGCCGCATGAGCAGCAACCAGAGCGGCGAAACCGACGAGTTCGCGCTGTTGCCCGAGGCCTTCGGGAGCGCGCTACGGGTCGAGGCTGCCCGCAAGGGCATGACCCAACTTGCCCTGGTAGAGCGCACAGGGCTGAGCAAAGGCACCATCGGGAACTACTGGCACGGCCGGCAGACTCCGCGCCTCAAGGAGATGACTGTCCTGTCCCGCGCGCTCGGCGTCGAGGTCGGCGACTTCTACGACCGGATCATGGCCGAGCACGCCCGGATGCAGAGCTGATTACCCGGATTCACCCGCTAAGTGGATGATTGGTTGCCCCGAGCAGGGTTAGCGTGTGATCCCCGTCTCAGATCCATGCATCCACAGGGAGACAACGTGGACCCACTCCCGGCGCAACCCGCCAGCCACGACCACGACATCGACGAGGGCATCCGGCAGACCTGGCTGGAGCTCGTCACGGCGGGGGCGACCGTCCCGCTCACTCCAGGTGATCTCACGTTGCGCCACCTCGCGCAGGCGAGCGCCGACGGGATCGACGTCCGGGGGGCGTTGACCGCTATGCGCCGATCGCCACAGGCTGCGTGACCCCCGCGGCCGCCGCCGGCTGCGCTGCCGCCGCCGCGAGCGCCGCTCGAACCCGCCCAGGCGCACCGGGCATCATGTGCCGGTAGAGCTGATCGGTAGTCGCGAACGACTCGTGCCCGAGGTGGTCCTGCACGTCCGTCGGCGGGACGCCTTGGGCCAGGAGCCACGAGGCGCACGAGTGTCGGCTGTCGTGGATCCGGGGCCGCTTCCCGATCGGCGGGTCGAGGGGCTCGAGGACGTTCCCGTCAGCGTCCCGGCGGCGAGCGACCCGCTTCGCGCCCTTCTTCTGCGCCGGCTCACCGTTGGCCAGGCGCACCGCAGGGAGCCACACGTTGTCGTGGAAGGTCGCGTGCCGCACCGGGGTGCCGCGCTGGTTGAGGAACACCCATGCCTGGCCGACACGCCCCCGGGTCACCCGGGCCAGGACGGCGGCGAGCTCCGGCGACAGCGCGATGGTGCGCCGCGCGCGCTCCGACTTCGGCGGCCCGATCTTGCCGGACTTCTTCCACGCCCGCTCGATGCGCAGCGTGGGCGCCGGGTCGCCCGCCGCGTCGGTCGCCTTGAGGTCGAGGTCACGGACCTGGAGCGCCGTCGCCTCACCCCAGCGTAGGCCGGTCTCGAACAGGGTCTGCACGAGCGGTTGCCAGTACGGCGTGAAGCACTCCCGGAACCGTGCGTACTCGGCCGGCGTGAGGGGCGTCATGGGCTCCTTCACCGTGCGGGGGAGTGTGGTCCCGTGGAACGGGTTGGACGGCACGAGGCCCTTCGCCTCGGCACGCGCGAAGGCCGCGGACATGAACCCGTGCTTGTTCTTGATCGTCTTGCCCGACGTCGGGCGGCCGCGCCACACCTTCTTGGCGAGGTGGTTCACCCAGGCGGTGACGTCGTCGTCGGTGACCGCGGTGATCGGCAGCTCGGCGAGGCTGCCGAGGTCGTTGCGCACGAAGGCCTCGTACTTCGCGATGGTGTCGGCCTGCACCCCGGACAGCGACTCGATGTGCTTCGTGCACCACTGCGCGACCGTCGGCGTGGATTCGGTCGTGTGGGCCTGGCGCGCCTTGAGGATCTCGACGGCGCGCTTCGGGCCGACGTCGGAGAGCAGCTTCACGAAGGCGTTCGCGCCTGCGGCCGAGGTGAAGGTGATGCTGGTCTCGGGGGTGGCGCGGCCGCCGGGGCGGTACCGAACCTTCCACGTCTCGCTGCCGTCCTTGGCCCGGTGATACTGCGGTGTGCGCAT